TGAATTCAGGACTAAAATTTCTTCGTTTCATTGGTGCACCTATATTGTTCTGAGGTGAGCATATCACCTCTGTTCAGGTGGCCAAATTCAGTAAACCACTTCAAGTACATGGATACGAGACGCGAGATGATGCAATGGTGGGCTGACTACATAGACGGAAAGGTTAGCTGAGGATTAGCAATCATTGGCTCTGCGGCTGTGAGATTACTCTATATTAGAAGCGGGACCTTATAATCTTCTCCGCAAAATCATAACATTCGTTCGCACACAGCAGCACAAACAACCATAAAGTTACACACCTTCATGATTGCCCGCTTTAAGCGGGCTTTTTCATGCCTGCGGCCTGTTGGACATTTATACTGTACTGCCCCGGGTGACACTCAGCATCCCATTCATATCGTCGGCCGGTCCGGTTCTTCATCGTCGAGAATCGTCGCCGTCACTTTACCCAGCACGATGATCCTCTCCATCACATCGCCTTCCAGCGTTTCACCGTCTGGCGTAATCAGCCCGGAAGAAAACAAAATCCCTATCATCGGATAGCCATCGTACTGAAACGCCACTTCATCACCTGCTTTCGCTCGTTCCGCGCTGTCCACGATGACAAAGCCATCTTGCGTCTCGATGCGGAAGCTGCTCGATGTGAAAGGCGTATAGTCCGGTTCCGCCTGGTTTAGGTCGTACGGCTCAAATGAGGCTGTCACATCACGTATCCCATGTTGCGCAGCGCCCACGTCTTGTTTTCCTTCACAGCGTCTATCTCAAAGAAATTCGACTGATAGCGCAGGATATACTCGTTGCACTGCTCCAGCGTCCAGTGATGGTTGTACTTTGCCAGTGCCAGGCGGAACTCGTTCGTTGTCACCATCCGTCGGCTACGGCTGTCCAGTTTGATAGCGTCCCGAAATGCCCAGCCAACTTCATACCCGCGCGCCATAAATTTCCCCCTTCAAAAATTACTGTATATAAACACAGTAATATCGAGAGGGTTTTTTGGCAAGCCGCTGCGTTTGGGACTTTTGTAAGGAGTATGATGCGAAAGGGATTTTTTCGGAAGGTGTTGGCGTGAGCAGCTAACCTGTAGTCACTCACCCCGCAGCTTGCTGAGACAGGCGCGGTACGTAGCTGCCCCGTCGCCGGGGCTTTTTTATCACGCGCCGGGAGTCAGTATTGCGGCTTTGATTTCGTCTATGTGCTTCAACGCAGTATCGGGTTCTGTGAGCGCTAACTCTACCAGGCTGAAAAGCGACTTTATTGCTTCGGTGTGATAAGCCGCGGAGACCCCTGCGGTGTTGAGCGACTTAAAGTCTTCGATAATTTTTCCGTCCGAAAACTCTCTCCGGCCAATGTTAATCACTGCTACCGGGCAAAATGACTCTACATCTTGAGCGATAAGGCCTACCTCTGAGCCGCCATCCTGCTTGTCGTAAGTGCAACCGCGCCATGAAAGGACTGCTGCGAGCGGATTGGCTACGCATTGGATGTTGCTTTTATGCCTTTCATCAGAGCCATTAACCCAAGAACCTGGCGCGTTAGCATTGCCTGTAGAATAAAAATTCCAGTATTTGGAACCGTAACCCGCCCAGTCGAGCGTTATGAGAGCGTAAACATTCGTGCCCACTTGCTCGCCACAGCTTAGTGAGGCAAAGCCACCCTTGCTTGAAATGTTTGCCCCTCTTCCTTTCATAACTGAGCGAAACGCTGGCGCATTGTTATATGAACCATTTGTTGCTGACGGATTTGCTGGCCCAACTACCTCTACATTGCTTGTCAGTGCGTTGAGTGCAGTAATATCGTTATTGGAGCCAGAAGCAGCTTTGCTGTTTAGTGAGCCCGACAGGTAAAGCCATGAAGGCCCATTATATTGAGTGCCATCTGGAAGCGTGACCGTGATATTCCCTGATGAACTATACACCTGCTGCCAGTTGACCTTATCGAGATTCAGGCCGCGAATGGCTTTTGCTACATCAGCGGCCACCTGAGCGGTAATACCAACAAGAGCAGCATTTGGAACGGCTGTCCACGAAAGACCAGAAGCCGTCGGTCCGTTATAGGCTGTGATGAGCGTTACGCCGGTTGCTGAATCTACAGACTTAACGCCGAGGGTATATGTCACGCCGCCGACGATGGCGACAATAAAGTCATTCGCCTTTAACTCTGTGGTGAAGCTTGTGCCTGATCCGGCAACTGAGGTCGAATTATTCGTGAGTGTGATAGTGCCTGCTGGCATATTTTTCTCCGGGCAATAAAAAACCCGGCGCAGTGCCGGGTTATATTCGTTTAAGGGATTAATCAGAAATAGTAGCTGGCTTCAATGCAGGGAAGCTGGCAGGCCGCCTGAACAGCTTTCGGGTACTGATAAACAGCGATTTCCCTGCCTGTAGATTTGGCCCGGGCAGTGGAAATTGCGTTGCCGTTCATTTTCATGCCGGACTCAAGGCACTTCCTGAAGCTGTAAATGCTGTTGTTCCTTGAGTAATCGCCCCTCTGCACACCGAGACTGCATAAAGGCACCATCGGCTGTGAAACGGAACCGGTCGGATTTACCCATGAAAGAACTTCGCCAGTCGAGCCGTCGAAATTTTCATAAGCGCCCATGTCATAATAAGCATCGGTCCACATGACGGGCGGGTATTTACTGGAGTAGGTTACCTGGTTGGCGGCATTCCTGATAACCATGCCGTAGCCCGAAACAGGGAGCGATGGCGAGAACCCACAAGAAACAATGACAATCTGAACATTGCTTACTGACCCGCCCTGCACCGAACCGTCAATACTGCCAAATGATGTATAAGTCCTTATGGCATTGGTTGCCCTGTCAAGGTATAGCGGCGTATCGGTATTTGACCACCTGGCAAAAACAATATAATTCCCGAGGTTCAGCACGTCAGATGGAATTGCCCATTCGCCGCTGATATTTATTGTTGCCCTGTAGGTCACAAATCCCAGATATGAAACATCCCCTATTTCCATAAAGTTGGAGCCATTGGTGATTCGAACTCCATACTGAACGGCGGGGTTAGCTGCATAAGACACAGAAAAAACGTCTGCATAACCGGCCTCAACTGCAGATGGTGTATTTCCATTGGGGCTAATATATTTCGCGCTATAGATTAATGAGCTTCCGTCAAATGAAAGGCTTTTTATATAGGTCATCGGCGGCCCTGCGGGGTTTGTTCCCTCATAAACCCTCACCAGATTACGCGGCACAATCAGCGCCCGGCTGCCCGCAGGCTGCTGCTTAAAACCGCCAGCAGAGCCTGCATTTGCCATCATTGATGCGCTGCCGAGATAAGATGCGTACCGCATTGAGGCATCGAGTATTATTTGCTTGCCGCCATCATCTGGCGTGATTCTCACTCCGTAAATATCCGCCATCAGTTAAGTTTCCCCGCTTTAAACCTCTCCACGCCGTTGGCGTCATAAACAGCCAGCCCCGTTTCATTAAGTACGCTCCCTCCGGATGTACCTGAGCCTCCATATAGTTCAAAGGTGCCGTCGTTTCGCATAATCGTTCCCGATTTCCCGGCAACGTAATTTGCTGAGTACCACGACCCCACTTTAGCGAGCGTAATCGAGGCGTAGTTGATAAGCGCATCATTGATAAACACCTGACCATTAACGGCAGTAAACGCCAGCTGGTAGCTCTGGTTAGTTGTGTTGTAAATCGCAAAGGTGTCTGCACTGAATAAGGCAAAAGACTGCGTAGAGCCGCCATTCCCTTCAATGCCCAGCTGCATACCGGCCACATATTTCGTGCCATTCTTGTCAATCTGGACTTTTACGCCCCACTGAGCAGACAATTTCCCGCTCAGATCAGCGTAAGCGCTGGATACCTGCTGTACTGATGAGGTGTTCTGGTCAGACTGCGCCTGAATCTGATCCATACGTTGTGCGTAGGCCGAATCATTCGTCGCGATGGTCTGCCTGACGCTGATGATATCAGCGCGGTTGCGCCCGCTAGCTTCAAACTGATGATCTACGGAAGCGTCCAGGTTAAGCGCGTTCTGGAGGATTGCATCAATACCCGTATCGATAGTGGAGCTAAGCCTGTCAAAAGCTTCTGACTTGCGTATTTGCGTGTCGATGTAATCAATCAGCTCACCAGTATCCGTGTTACACACTACGGGAACCTCAACAAACGCCGACGTTCCAAATGCGTTTATAGTCCGCACGTACCAGTAATAGGTTGGTCCAATCTTGAGCTCGTGTGCCGTCCAGTTGCTGCCAATACCTGCCCGGCTGGCATTGGCTTCCACGGTTGCCTGGGTGGTGTTTGGGAGCTTCGTTAAGCCTGACGTCCAGAAATCAAACTGCGTCGAAACATTCGTGATCTCATTGATGCGAGGAATGAGCGTTACAGCAAAATACCCCTGCTTTTGTTCAACGACAGAAGGCGGCGGCGGCGCTTCGATGCTGAATTCAAGATAGGCCTCCGGTGACTGGGCGCCCATCTGGTTTACAGCTATAACGTGTGCAGTATAAGTATCGCGCAGCAGGCCGGTCAGGCGAGTGAATGAACCAGGTACCTGAACGGAAAGAACCAGTTCCCCATCCTTGCGAATAAGAACCTGGTTATAAACATACTGACCAACGTTCTGCCATGAAAGCACGCCCTGAACTACCTGTCCGATTTCCTCAACGGTATATTTCAGGTTCTGAGGCTGAGCGACGCCTCCTGTAGGAAGTTGCGTAAATGGTGGGCGCTCAATAGGCTTGCCAATGGCATCACCCCACACCTCAGCAGTTTCCTGCTTCAGCGTCAGTTGCACACCATTCTGGACGCCAAATTTCCAGTCGGTTACCCGCATTTCAACGTCAGTAATACCGAGTGATGGAAAATTAACCTTCACGTACATGCCCGGTCGATATCGGTAGCCGCTCAGATTGAGAGTGACGTTCATCGTTCTGGAGATGCGTGTACGTTTAAGCTTAACGTCAGCCAGACGCTGCGCCTGAAATTCAGAGGTAACAAAGCGCAGTTTGAGGTCTTGTGAGATTTCCACGCCGTCTTCTGCCACCCACTCAGAGACTGAGACGGTTGGGAAATCCACCTCGGAAAACCGCTGCATCGGGTCGATAAAGGTGCCTTTAATGGTATTCACACGTTCTGATTGCGATACTTCAGGCATCATTTCTATGTCGCCAGCGAGCTGACTTTCGGTAATCACCTCTACAGCTGGCCCGTAATAGGCCCCGACGAGGATGCCGTGTTTGCCAGCAATGTAGGTCGCCTCGCCTGCGCATGCTGAAAGCATGGCCTCCAGTATGCTTGCCTTATTCTCGCTCAGGTCAAATTCACCATTAATGGTGTAACGCGGCTCCGTCTGATTACTGCTGCTTGTTACCCTTTCATCTGAAATATTTGCCGCTTCCTTGAACTGGTCCCAGTTAATGTCTGAGTCAGGCACTTTCAGGTAATTGCGGTAATAATCCAGGATGCACAGAGCGGCATTATTGCTGTAAACCGTGGCGCCGGTTCTGGGGTCATAAACCTTTTTGCCCATCTTCTCGACGGTGATGTTAGGGATACCCGCGGGGAATTTCTCCGCATCAAACTTCAGCGTCACCCTGAGCCAGCTGATGCCTTTACCAATCATGTCCTCTTTCCATGACGGCGCGTTCTGCAGCAGGTAGGGGTCTGCAGTCTGTCGGTCGATGTGCACCTCGTAAGAGGCTTTATCGCCAAACGTAGAGATGTCATTGTCACCCAGATAAACTGCACCTACGCCAGTAATTGGATGCCCGGCAAGCGTAATTGCAAGGTGAAGAAGTTCGCCATCTGTCTGCTCTCCTGGTTGCTCCTCAGAAAAGAAAAGCGTCCCGGCAGAAAGGGATTTCCCGTAAATTACCGTCTTTGCACTGGCAGCGGCTCTCAGTACCTGCTTGCGTTCCTGAGTATCCCTGTAACCGTTCATTGATGGTTTTTTTGTAAGGGCCTGAGAAGCAAGCTGGGCGGCTATGGTAATAACCATGGCAATGGCGTAAGCCTGATTCGCTACAGCAATACCGCCCGCGATAGCGGCCACAACGGGAATAGCAGCAGGCATTATTTAACCCTCCAGGCACTCAATAAATTTCCACGCAAACTGACGAGCCCGTTATCACCGGGAACCCATACTGAACCACCGTAAAAAACGCCTGCACACCTGCGGCCAGCATTCTCTACTACGGCAACATCACCTCGCTGAATCAGTGAGGGATTAACTTCATCCAGGAACCGGGCAAGAACTCGCTCAAGCGATCCACCTCCGCGCAGTAACGCTTTTTTGGCTCCGGTTTCGCTGTCATATTTCCCACGAAATTCAGCCGCAAAATCCTCACCGCACATTGCCTCAACGCAATCTGCGGCAAACAGGCAGCAGTCATGCTCACCCCATGAAAAAGGCCGCTTTTCGGCGGCCTTAATTACGGTTACGAGTCTTTTCTGCCAGTCAGGGTGTTTCATAAAACCTCACGAATAGGTAAAGCCTGGCGCATCCTTCTTGCTGCCCCAGAAGATAGAGCGTTCTGACATTTGCGCGACATACCGAAAAATTCTGTCGCCGGGCTGAACAGACTGGTGTGACTCATCAGTAAACCGATCCGGGAAAGGCCTCTGCCAGTCTTCGAAAATATTACTGACCGTATACTGGAGCGCGTTGGTTTCGCCTGCAGTAGCGCCGGTACTGGAAACCTTGCCCTGAAATATCAGATCAGCAATCTGAACCTGGCCGTTGTCGTCTATTGCCACCAGGAAAATCTCTGCGGTTCGGCCTACACAGCGCTCATTAAGCGTTTTAGCGAACAGGGACATATCCAGCCCTGACAGCGTCATCTTCAACTGTGAGGGGCTCGTGGTGTTGGTTTCATTCACGTCATCAATAGAGCCCATTCGCCCCATGCCGTAATAAACAAAACCATCTATTACGATCGTTCCCGTGCCGGAATGCACATAGGCGGTGCCGGACTCAAACTGGATGTTTGCGGCCACAACAACAGTGACACGATCTCGTGATAACCAGTCCACCATTGAGTCTGAAAACGGTGAATACATCATCAGAATGCCTCCTCAAACTCGATAGTCGTGGAAGAAATAAGGCCGGGCGCGCGCCGGATTTCACCCTGCGAGTTATCTTTCAGCTTGAATATTCCCCATGGGTTTTGCACTTCCAGCGGGGCACTGGCAGCAGGCGAAGAGCGCAGCATCGGCGCAAACTGAATAACCGCGGCGCCAGATGCATCACTGATGACATCAGCAGTCACTTTTTTCAGTTCGAAGTTAACCGTGAAGTAGTCGCCTGCTCGCAGAACCAGCGTGTTTGCTGCCCAGCCTTTTGTTGAAAGCGCCACGCCAGTCTGGTCAGCATCGGAAACCACAGGGCTGCCAGCCGGGGCTTTTCCTTCCCTTCCCCAGTCCCGTATTCTCACGCGTCCGTATTCTCCATCGAGAGCGACAATCACCGCCTCAATCTTACGGGCCTGAGCTTCTTCCAGAACGGCATACTCGACGGTGCACTTCCACCGCGAACCGGGAAAGCGAACCGTTTGTGACGCTCCGTTAAAGGGGGATCGGAAAGTTTTGGTGTTTGATTCGAGATGCCAGCTAAGCGAGGAAGGATTGGGGCCGGGCCATTCCAGTACATCTGTCATTCGTTACTCCTTCGTTATACACCCAGCAGGCGTCGACCCTGCCCTCTGTTCTGGAAATCCTGAAGCATGTCCTGACGAGCCTGCTTAGCCCCGTCCGTCGCCCCTTTACGTGCAGCCTCTTCCATTGCCCTCTGAAGCGCCGCATCCCCGTTCCCGCTCACCTGTATGGTCTGATGGATAATGACGTCGCCGGACTTCACAGAGCTTGCCTGATCGCCACCAACCATCCTTACGCCGAGAGAGCCATCTGAAGAGCGGGTCAGAGGCATGATGGCCTCTGGCCCCGCCTCACCGAATACTCCGGCGCCTTTGGCAAATGCAAAGAGCTTCGGTGAGTCGTAGATGCCACCGCTGTAAGCACTCAGAGAGGGAGAATCGTATACGCCGCCCTTGGCATTCAGGCTGAGGTTGTTGTATGCACCGCTGGAAAATGAGCTACTGGCTGAAGCCGACGATGCTGCGCCCGCAGCAGAGCCGAAAATTGAACCAAACATCCCGCTCGCCGACCCTGCTATCCCTACCAGAGACTGCCGGATAGCGATACGGGCAATATCGGCCAGCACTGAGTTGGCAAAGTCAGTGAATGACGCTTTGCCAGTGGTAGCGAACTTCACCAGTGCATCTTCCATATTGCCGAATGCATTAGTGAACAGCTGCTCAGACATGGCTGATACGTTCGCTGCGCTGTCTTTATATTCCTGCCATGCGCGCGATGCGCCGGCGGTAAAAGAGCCGCGCAGCTGGTTCATGCGAGCAATATGGTCGTCATAGTTGCTCAGCTCTGTCTGCAGCGCCTCCTGCTGAAGCTGAATTTCCTGGTCAATCTCTTCGCGGGCAATATCACTCGTAGCCGACGCCCTGCTCTGGCGTAGCTGTGTGATTTTGTCGTTGTAAGATTGCTCAAGGGAAAGGCGCTGCGTGTACTGCTGCTGCTCGTTCTGGCTCAGGCCGCCGCCAGCGAAGAGCTCATCAGCGGCGTACTGGTTCTGCCGGTTGGTGATGGTTCGCGTGATATCAGCGCGTGCCTTGTCCAGCGCCAGAAGCTTCTCACGCGTCTCAATCTGACGCTCTAACGCGGCATTCTGCTGCAGCTGCGAGGTGATAAGGTCAGCACTGGCAAGCAGCGACTTCTGGTCAGCGGTAAGCGTCTGCTTGCTCTTGATATCCGCAAGCTGCTGCTCCCATTTAATCAGCGCCTGCTGCTGCGTGCCAATCTTCTCGCCAGTGTCAGCCTGGCTCATCAGCACCTGCTGTTGCTGGCGAAGCTGGTCAAGCATCCTTGAGCCTGCATCTTCCGTATAGGCTTTATCCTTGGGCTGCTTCGGATCCTTATACATGTCGTTTATGCGCGAGACTCGCCGAGCATATTCTTCTGCGGTTATTGCGCCAGCTTTGAGGAAGCTATTTTCTTTCTCAATTGCCTTGGCTCGCCGCTCCGAGTTACTCATTAACTGCTGCCCAGAGCGATCTGCTTCCTGCTGTGTTTTTATTGCCTTGTCTTGCCTGTCTTGGTAATCAGAAATGGCATTATTCAGAACTCCTTGGGTAGTGATTTGGCTTTTCAGGGTTGAGATCTGCTGCTCCATTTCGCCAATGTTGTAGCCATTGGCGTTTGCCGTGAACCTATTCCATAGGCCACCTTCTGCTTGACGCTGCCTGGCATCAGCAAGGCTTGCTTCCAGATTGGCTAGTTGAGCTTCCGGTGTTTGCTGCCTGCCAATATCAAGCATTGAATCCCACGCCGATTTAGCCGCATCAGCAAGGGAATTCCAAGCTGTTTCAAGTGTTCCAAGATTGCTCTCAATGTCCCTTGCTCGTTGGCTCATCGTCGTAGCATAAGCTTCGGTTGCAACGCGCGTTGCCTCCTGCTGATTACCCTGATCTTGTAGCGCTTTAATTTGGTTATAGGTAGAGAGAGTTAAGAAATGGTACTGGTCATTTAAGGAGGTAATTGCATCTACTGGCTTGGCTGAGATTTTCTCAAAATCAGAAACGATGCTGTCGGTTGACTCCCCCGTAGCCTTGCTTAGGCTTATTGCTGTCTCTGCCACAGAAGCCAGGGAGTCACCAGCTAACTTTCCTGAGGCTACGAGCCTGTTTATTATCGCGGCTGAGTTGCCGACTGTGCCGCCAGTAATACGTGATATTTGCTGTGCTAGCTGACCTAGCTGACCCGCTGTGGTTCCGAGAGTATTTCCGCTAAGGATTAGCGATTTATTAAAATCTTCCTGCTCCTGAGATCCTTGGTAATACGCTAAAGCCAAAGCTCCTATTGCTGCGCCTGCCGTAGTGGCTGGGTTAATTAGTCCGCCAATATATGTTCCAACACTTCTTATGGCCGGACCTACACCACCGAACATATCTTTCAACTGGCCGCCCTGCTGAAGCAAAACCATAAACGGGCTTTGCCCGCCGGCCAAGCTAACAGCTATATCGGTCATTTGCGCTGGTATCATGCGCATTTGATAGGCAGCTTGCTTAGCTGAAATTCCTGCCTTGCCCGCAGTATCGGCGAATCCAGTTAAGCGACCTCGCGCATCCTCTATCTTTTTCGAGTATTCGCTAAACGTATCGGTGTCGATAAAACCTTTGGCCTGAAACTTAGCCAACTGGCGCTGTTGATCGTCAAGTCGGTTTAAGGCGGCGTTGACCGGGTCAATACGGTCAAGCAGGTCTGAGAGTGATTTCGCTTCCTGTTCCGTCGCTTTTGCTGTCTTTCCAGCGGAATCAGCGGCCTTCTGCCCGGCCTGAGTCATCTTCGCCAGTGCGCCTGCCAGACCTTCTGCATTACGCTGCGCGCCAGTGCTGTCGATGACTATCGCGAGACGTGATTGTTGTTCGGCCATGTTTTCTCCGGGCATAAAAAAACCCCGCCGGAGCGAGGTTGCGTTTAGTCGTTTTACTTAGGGGTTTGAGTTGTACTTGGACTTGTAATCACTTTCTAATTTTTCACAAGCGCCAGCAATAAAGCGCTTAGATGACTCGTCGAGTGATTTTTTGCTGTAGTTCTCCCAGCAGAGCTTGATGGCCCGCTGGTCAACCCTCTTTTCTTTTGCTTCCGGCGAGTTATCGCAACCCGCCAATAATGCTATAGACAAAGCTAACAAAAACAGCTTCTTCATATCCCTATCCCCATGAGGTTTTATGGGATAAATCTTAACATGGCAGCAGAGCAAGACAATGCAAAACCATAAGCACTGATCATCTATCAGGATGTTTGATGTCAATTACCAGGGTAGTATGCTCCCCTTAACAAAGGGAGATGTGACAAAACTTCTAAAAAGCTAAAGCTTTTTTTAAGTGAGTCGATACTAAGAGGTCACCATAATATTAATGGATTCCCATCATGAAAATTTTTGATGATAAAGAGGCAACTGCCAGTATTGCTCCATTTGCCACAACTTGCGGAGCTGCATCATATAAAACTAATGGAGGAGAATATGTTGACCTTTTCTTCCTGAGGGCTTTCTTTTCTCTTGAAGGCGGGAGACCATCCAAAAATCAAGATGACCCCGATTTTCAGCATCAAGAGGCAGACCTAAAGCTAGCTAAGGTGGCTAGTGTAACAATCCCTGCAGAGCAAGCAAAAGAGCTCATAAAAGCAATTGAGCATCAATTGAAGCTTCTCAAAGGCATGTAAGATGGATAATGGTTTAGTCGCACAGCCATCAGTACGGACTAAATTACAGATTGCCCTTACTTCGCCTCCGGTTGGTTTTGCAGTAGAGTTACCAGATGGCGTTGAGGCCACAAAGTACTTAACTATACTTGCCTCGCAAATCTCAAATGACCTAGAGGCTATGATTGCAAGTGTGGAGAGCGTATATCCACCATCAATCACGCTAGGCAGGGGTGAAATCGCTTTAACTGGAGCAGTGATGAGCGAAAGAATAGCAAAGATAGAGCAGCGCTTAGAGCACCTTACAGAGGCTCTCGCTACTGTTAATGCCAAGCTAGATAAGATCATCGACAGTAGCGCCGACAGCAAGGCTGTTAACACTGTGATATTAGATAAGTTTGTCGAGTATGATAGAAAGCTAGACAAGAAGCCGAGCAAAGATGAAGTTGCAAAGTTGATATCTCAAGGAACAACTAAGCAGGTCCTCTGGATAGTTGGCATCTTGGTGTCCCTTGCCGTTGCAGCCGTAAAATTCTTACCGCACACTTAAACCCAGCCATGCTGGGTTTATGTCTTTTTATCCTGCTTTCTTTCCCACTCCGCCCGGTCAGCATCGTCCAGGGCAAAGATAGCCGCCTCGAACTCATCGCGGTCTATCTCGAGTGGCTTACAGGCCAAGTAGGCATTGATATCTTCCAGGCTTATCGGCAACGGAGTTGCAGCCATGCCTGCGTACTTTCTGCTTCTGGTGATGATGGCATAGGCCCCGAGAATCTCGCTGCACACGCCATCAATCTCAGGCTCAGGTATGGGAGGTAGCTTTAAGCGCTCTCGCTTCCAGCGGTTCTTTTCTCCTTGCTCCCCGCCGAACTCCCGGAGCCAGCTTTGGCTTGCGAGGACTTTCCCACCGTTTCCTGAGTCTGCGCCTCTTTACCCGCAGCAATGTCAGATGCGGTGCTCAGAACGGCCCAGTACAGCTCCGGGTGCTGTAGAAGCAGCGCTTTGCCCTTCTCTGCTGAATATTCGATGGCTGTCTCATTGCCGCTCTCGTCAGCCTCGCCCACACCTTCCCAGCCCAGCAAGAGGTGTTTGGCAACAGAGTCAATCAGCAGGTCGTCAGAGATGTCGCTCACGTCGATATCAGCCGGGTTGAACTCAGATGTGCCGACCTTGAAACGCTCGTCGAGCTTGCTGATATGACGGCGCACCATAGCGTTATGAGAGCGAAACGCCGGATTGCTGATGGAACCAACTTTCAGTTTCAGGTCCTTCATGGGCTCAATCCAGCGCTCTGAATTGGCATCAAATTTAGGTGTTTTCAGAATGAGCATGTTCTTCTCTGTAAGCAGCCCGCCGCTATGGACGGGCGATTAGATTAAGACGCGGTAACGGTGATCGCCGTAGTTGCCGTGAACGAGCGAACTTTGGCGGTGATGGTTGCCGAACCTTCCTTCACTCGCGTTACCTGTGCCGTTTTCTGGCCGGTTGATGCGACGGTCGCTACTGACGGGTCTGAGGATTCCCAAACCACCGTGTCTGTTGCGCCTGCAGGAGTCAGTGTTGCGGTCAGGGTCACGTTTGAACCAACGGCGCCCGTTGAGGTTGCAGGCGCGACTGACAGCGCAGTAGCAGCTACAACAGCTGAGCGCGTGATGGTAGGCGGAGTGTCTGCAGCGGTGATGTTGAGCTGCACCTGCACAATGTCAGTGTTGCCGCCATCCGGCCAGTCGCCGTCGACCTGCACCGCCGGGAAGTCAAAGACGTATTTGCCTTCGTCGTTCTCCAGCGTGAAGCCAAACTGCATCGTTTCGCCAGAGAGCGTTTTCTTCCACGCGTTATACGCTTCTTTCGACCATGAAAGCGTGATGCTGCCAGACGGGGTGAACGTGGTCGGGATGTTGGCGCCAGCGAACGGGTTGCCACTACCGATACAGCGCTGCGTCTGCAGATTATTATCGAACTGGATATTGAAGGTATCAACGCAGAAACCATCACCGCCCGTTACGCCATTCAGAGAGATGGCTGTGACCTGCTTGAAGGTGTAACGAAGGTCGCCAGCGCCATCGGCTGGGTTAGAAAAGTAACTGGTGTCATCGGCCTTAGTGTCAAAGCCGAGACCTGCAAACGTCACTGTCGCGGTAATGTCGCCATCGTTCGGGATAGCCAGCTGAAAGGTGCCTACCTGACAACCGCGCGCAATGGATGCCACGCCGATATCTTCAGCGTAGGACGCTAAAGAGAATGCGATGCGATCATTGCCCATGGTGAGCGTGTTATTCACCCACTCTGCGCCGAAGCAAGATGCCAGAAAATCATCATGCTGACCCCATCGAAACTTGGTGCCTACATCACCGCCGACGTCCACAGTGCCGGTAGAGCGTCCCAGCGCCATACGGGAGCCGCCAATTTCATCGTTGTCGATCATGTTCTGTGACGGGCCAACACCAAAGCTGCTGCGCTTCAGCAGATTCCATGTGCCTGTCGCAGGCGTGGTGCCGGGCGTGGTTTCGCGAATATACGCGGTAACGACCTTAGCGCCTGAGCTCATAATTATTTCTCCAGGGTTATGCGCCTCATACGGCGCGATAAGGTATTTGAATGTTCATCTGCGCCCAGCTATCCGTTTCGCCCGCATCAACTGCACTCACCGCAAAATAATCGAGCCGACCATCCGTCTGGAACTCGAACAGCTCGCGGAGCTTGTCTGCCGTCTGCGTGATGAGCAGCGAGCCAGAACCTGCTGGCACAAAAATTTGAATGACTGCAATGCCCGTGCGTTGCACTACGGGGCCAGCGCCGATTTCGTTTGCTGAGGCCATGCCAGGGATATTCGTCAGGCGCGCCCAGATGGACTTGCCGGACGGATCGAAAGTTGGCCCATTCGGGTAGCTGACAGAATCGGAGGCAATAGCGGTCTGCGCCGTCATCCGGGAGATGATGGCGTTTCTGATTTCAGTGAGCGTCATTTGTAGGCCTGAGTTACACCGTGGAATGAGACGCCATAGACGCCTGCTGGAGCCTGCTGTGAATGCCCGTTTTCGAGCGCTTCAGCGTATGGCAGATTGTTCTGGATATAGATGACTGAATAAGGCTTCCCGTTAGCGATTACAGCACTTCCGCGCTGTATTGCTTCCGAGCCTGACTTATCGACGCCTTCGAGTTCACTGTAATCTGCTGAGCTAAGGCTGACGATGTTGTTATTGCGAAAGCGCCCACTGTCGACAGGAGACCGCTGAACAATCTCAGTCAACAACGCCATCGAGATGATGCGCAGCTTCTTGCCAACCTCTTCCTCAACCAGACCAGCAAAAAGCGTTGGGTCGGTATCCCATCCCTTAGCCATTACTTTCTCCTTAACTGAATGCGGTACGTTGCGCCAGCCGGATCAGGTGATAGCGTCACGATGCGATAGCTCTGAGGCAGACCAGTCGCAAGATCAGGTGCTGTGATGGTGTGGCTCTCGCTGGGGATGTCAGTCACTTCATTAGCCAGCGCGGTTAGCCGCAAGTCGCCATGGAGGATATTCACGCCATCAATTCGGCTCAGCTCATAGCGTGACAGGACACCACGACCGGAATAGCTTCGGGTTGTCTCACCGCCTGTCTCTGTTACCGGGTCCCAGCCCGCTTGCACTGTGTAGCTGCCAGTGAAGGGGTGAACTGCATCAGCCAGGTCAGTATCGAAAGCTTCTGCCAGCTCAGCCTGTAGCTCGTCTCGAATGCCCATTATCGATACACCCTGAAAGCGAGAGGATTGCTGCGCCACGGCTTCAGCAGAGCGAGCGCCAGCTGCACGTCTTCGGGCAGTGAAGCGCTACCGACTGACTGTGTCGAGGCGTAGCTTTTGGTCACCCTCACCCCGTCAGCATCAACCGTTTTGCTGGTCAGCGCGCCAGATTCAACCTGCTGCTTATAGAGCACACCAGCAGCTGATGCAGAGGCGAGAAACGCGCCCGCCTGCTTTACATCATCAGGAGTGGCGTCAGGGAGGTCCTGCAGGTTGAGCGCTGTCAGATAGGCGTTAGCCTCCAGGACTGCACGCGCTTTCTTCTCTGGCGTCGTCCAGTCAGCGCCCAGCACCTCATCCACGTCAGCGACGGTAATGTACGTTGTCATGTTCACTCCGTGCTAAATGGGGCCGAAGCCCCGATGATTACTCCGCGGCTTTCAGAGCGGCAACCAGGTCAGCCTTGGCGTCTGTGGTTTTGTATTCGATGCCTTTGGCATCCAGTCGCTCTTTAAGTTGGGCTACGGTCAGGCTGTTGATATCTTCCGCCTGCAGCTCTTCTGGCGCTGGCTCAGAGGGCACGCCATCCTGGCTGGCAATCTGCTTGTTATCCAGCGAATCGCCGCCGCCAGTATTCACCGCGCCTTCGTCTTTCGGCTCGTTGCGCACGTGATCCACGCCGCCGGTTTCGCCAACCGTTTGGGGGCCGACTTTGATTTCGCCATCAGAGCCAGCAAAGCCCCAGCGCGCCTTGTCGTTCGGGTCTACGTAATGATCTTTTGCTACGGTCATGATGACCTCCTGATTAGGCCCCGGAAGACCGGGGCGTTAATGTTTATGCCGCAACAGTTGAAGTCACGAACGCCAGCGGAACCTGCTTACGGTCGAACTTGCGATCCCAGTTAGTAGCCAGAGCCAGGTCAGCCCAGTTAGCAGAAATCGGCCGCGTGGTGGTTGGCGTGCCGGTGATGGTGGTGCCGAGGAAGGAGTAGCCCAGCGGATGAATTACGAAATCGCGACGCGTCCAGAGTGTTTCCGTGCCGCCACCGTTGCCGCGGGCAGGTTCGCGATCGTACTCCAGACCATCCTCGCCAGCCGGCTGACGCTCTGCGTAACCCAGCGCACCCGGCCCGAAGATGACCGACAGGTACTTAGCGTCGGCGCCAGTGCCAACGACCGGCATGCTGTCATCAACGACAACGCGCATACCCTGGAAGCGACCGAACTCAGGGATTTGGTCAGCCAGTGGGGTAAAGTCGATGAGGTTGAGGATCTGCAGCTCAGTCTGCACGGCAGAGTGCATTGCAATGACGCTCAGGCCGCCAAGCTGGCCGGAGTAATCGCCCATTGTTGCCTTGGCGCGGATGATAGAAGCCGCGTTGATGGTGCCGCCTGCGTCGATAACCATGTCGCCGCCATCGTTGGCAACGTTGTCGTTGTAGATGCCGATTGTGGTTGCGATAGCACGGCGTTGCGCCTGACGCTGCCAGTAGCTGATAAGGCGGTTGCCGACGAACTCCAGCGGATCTTGATTGGTGATGTTTTTCACCAGATTCATGGCGTTCCAGCCTTCGTTCAGGTATGCCGCGCGCGCCTGCATGCTTGCAGAGGTTACGGACAGCGGAACAGCGATGTCGGTGTACACATCGTTCGAGTAGTTCGGCTCGATAGACGCGTCCAGGTCAACCCACCACGGAATGGTAAAGGTGTTAGACGGGCCTGCAAGCAGCGTGCTCATGTCGTTGTTGCTGGTCAGGATGCCCGACTCAAAAAACGCGGTGCGCTCTGCTGCGTTAACGTTGATGTAGTCGCGCAGCTCGTCGCGGAAAACTACGTCAGAAAGAATGGTTGGCATTGCTTAAATCCTTATTTCGATGCCTCATGCGCCGCTTTAAGTCGGGCATGTTCGGCGGGGTTATTTCGGCGGAGTTCAACTTTCTCCATGCCGCTCATTTGCTCCCATGTTTTGGTAACCCTGTCACCACTCTTAGGCGCGGCCCCGCCGCCACCTGCCTGACTGCCGCGCACGAGGGATGCGTAACGCGGAGAGGTTTCAAACTCTCTCTGGAGATCGGCCAGAGCGCTAACGGTGAGATTCCCTGAATCGTCAGTTACGCGCACCTGGCCTTCTGCCACTTTCAGCCGCTTGGCGATGAATTCTTTGAGGATGTCGGCGTTGTCGCCGTCTGCAATCGCCGTAGCGATGCGCGTGGCCGCCAGGTTGATGTCGCGCTGCTCAATGGACCGGCGAAGCTCTACGAGGCTGCTGCGTTCGCGCTCGAGTTCTGCCTGCGAGCTCTGGAAGAGCTGCTGATAATTGCCTTCTGCTGCCAGCCGCTCTTCTTCTTTGCGTCGGGCCTCTTCTTCTGCTGCGCGGCGACGCTCCTGCTCGGCTTTCTTCTCTGCCAGAAGCTCGTCACGCTGGCGCTTAAGGCCACTCACGTCTTCCTGAGGGATGCCATCAACCTGCAGTTGGTAGAGATCGCCCTGTTGCACATACAGCGCTTGTTTGGCTTCATCAAGCTGAGCGAATTCCTCAGCGGTAAGCTGATACTTCAGAGTCATACATTCTCCTGAATGAATGTGTGCTGGCCCGGCCAGCATTGGAAGTAGGATAGAAAATTAGTTAAATTAGGTTTTTCATTCGAAACGACCAGAAAATGACTGCAAATAGTTCAGGCACATCTTCCTTTGCCATCATCTTTCCAGTTGTTTGCACACTTTTGGGTGGTGCAATAACATCTGGCTTAACTTGGGTGAGCACCTATCAAGCGGCGTCTTTAGCTCAGAAAAATGCATGCATTTTGCAATTCGACCAGCAAGAAAAAGAGATTCGCGCGAAGGCAGGTAACTTCCTTTCTGCATACGGGGATATTGTTGCTTACTTGACAGTAGCTGAACGGTTGAATCCTGTTGATATGCAAAAGTCTTCGGCGCCTCTGTTTAAAGCTGGTTTCGAGCTTGTTGCATATGCGCCTTCTGACTTATCGATCACGACAGCTCAATTGTTGGCTGCACTTAAAGATAATGTTGTTGATGAAATTAATGGCGAGAAGTCAGAGCAGCACCAAAAAACTGCTGCTGAAGTTTTTGGTAACTGGACGCATCTATACAGTAAACAATTGCTAAGCCTGAAAGAGCAGAAAAACTCTTGTAAATAGCTAACTGATTTTTGCAAGCTCGAGAGCATGCGGCTCTAAATCTTTGAGTTGGTCGAGGGTGTACTGCTTGCCGTTGTCATCAACAAAGCGATCAATGCTCAGCTCGCCTTTGCTGAAAAGCCTGTAGCGCGCAGGGCCAAGCACCTCTTTCTGGAACGCTGCAGGTTGTCTTGCCAGCCAGTCGCCGTAACTGGTGTTACTGCTGACCTGCTCAACGCCGTCCAGACCTTTTGATGGTCGCGTGCTGCCAGGAATCTCTCGCTGATACTCTGGTTTGAGCACCGGCACGATTGACGATCGGCACCCCCAATGTGCAGGTGGCTTTGGCCCATCCAGCGGATAAACCTTTCTATCACGCGCACGGCATACCGGCGTTGTTCTGCTGTCGAGCGTTGCTATCCAGCGATGCCCCTGCAGGATGTCTTCATTCTGCTTCAGCGTTTCCGCCCGTGCAGATGAGGCGACGTGGTTGGTCATCGTTCTTACCAGCGATCCGACCTGCTCCTCATGTGACACACCGAGAGAAGTGAGACGACGGATAATCTGCTTTTGCGTCTCACCGAGCGATGACCCGATAGCGATTTCGCTGAGGATATCAGCCGCCTTCTTGCTGCCGAACTGCGCCAGCGCGCCAGTGATGTCGATAACCTGCCTGCCATGGCCTACAACAAGCTCTAACGGGTCAGCCAGTACAGCAGCGGCAATCATCTCCGCCGATGGCTCAGCGAGACGCACAGAAGCTTTAACGATTTGGCCGAGCAATTTGCTGTTGAAGGCGAACTCGTATTGCGCGAACTCACCCAGGTCGAGCTTCTGTTGCTGTGACAGCTCACCATAGATGGTATTAAGGTCACTCCTGAGCGTTTCTATCTGCCTGTTGTAGCGTGCGGTAGCATACTGGCTCAACCCTCCGTTTACAGCTTCTTTAGCGCGCCTGATAGCCTTGCGGACGAACTTAGCTGCCTTGCCTGCCAGCCCTGACCCAAATCGCTGTACGTAAACCTGATGGCGCGTGGCGGCGTCTGTCGTGTAACCGTCTGCGCTCATGGTTATTCCTCAGTAGCCGGGTCAGGCTCGTTAGTAACGGCATCGCCTTCAACCGGTGGATCTTCAGCGCGATCTGAATCAATGTCATCGTCATTGCGATCAGCGTCGATGATTGCTGCCTGGCGAAGATTGGTGCGAAGGTCAGATTTTGCGATGAAGCCCTGCTGCCAGAGCTGGATTTGCGCCAGAATCATCTGTGCATCCATCGTTTCGTCGAAGAACTCCTGATTCAGCCAGAACACTGTGTTAGCCATGTCAACTACGCCACTCATATAGAGCTGCGCATCCAGAATGGCTCGCTTAAGCGCTTCGCTGACGTTGCCAGCAATCGTACCCAGCACGCTGTTATCGCTGCTGTAACGGATACGAGCGGCTTCTGCTGTCTCGTTCTGCCCTGACTGCTGCACAATGCGCGCACCAATCATCAGCATCTGGTTCTCTTTTTCCTGCATCAGCTTCAGCGCGAGCTGGCTTTCGTTAGCCTGAACCAGCGTTGCTGTGCCTGATTTGCCCAGGCTGTAGCCACAGGTTGAGCCGATTTGTATCCCGTTAGGGTTCCACTTCTCAAACTCGTCCTGAGTAATATCAGTCGTGAAGAACAGCGTCGGCTGGCTGCTGATGAACCCCGACTCTTCCACGGTGGCGCTGTTGCCGTAGTGAAGCACGTTAACCTCAGCCAGGTCTTCAAGCGGTGCCTTATCAATGCGGGCGTCGTTGCTTTCCGCGCCGAAGAAGTAGAACGGAATATGATCGAAGGTCTTCCCGCTGAAGTCGGTCGGGTAAACATCAAGCTGCGGCGTTTCATAAGGATCGCCTTCATGCCACATGCGATGACGATACACACCATCCTCAAGGGTCAGCGCGCGAAATTGCTTTCTGACGTCAAAGGTGAACTCGTCGCCTTCTGTTTTGTTGTAGCACTCTGCGAACACGACCAGTGTCAGCTTGCGCACGCCGTTAATCACATCCTCGCGCCAGTTAATGATGCTCAGCGCTTCGTAGAGATGGATATGAGCGAAACGCCCTGCCGTTTGTGCTCGCGTCGGCCTGGTGCCTTCGGGCGCGTCACTGGTCGGGTAGTCCACGAAGAAGCCACCGCGGCCCGTATCGAGGTCTTCACCTACGGCCTCTTTGGAAAGCTGCTCAAGGCTTGTGCCGTCACCGCTGGCATTCTCGATGAGGTATTTAACCGCCTCCGGCAAATCCACCTCAGCGGTCTTGCGAAACACTGCGCCAATCAGCCCCTGACGCGTGCGCCCGGTGATGTTGAGGAACATGGCTCGCTTCAGCAGTGCTGCGTAGCGTTCTTTGTTCTCTTTGCTTTCGTTGGTCGGGTCGGGCATTGGCAGGTAGCGAATGCCCTGGTCTTTAATCGCACGGCTGCCTGCCACGCAGTCTTTGACAAGCTGCCATGACTTTGCGGCATCGCTGTATTCTGCTCTTGCAAATGAATAGTTAGCCATAGTCGCTTATCGTCTGAATGTTATCGGGGCCGCTTTAAGGACGCTGCGTTTCTTCTGCGTCACGGCGAAATAACGGAAGCTGTCAGCCCCGTGTGAGGTATGGTCATGCAGTGGTTTGTCTTTCCAGCAGCCGCGCTTGTCGTCCCATTCCTTGCGGTAGCCTTCCAGCGCGAGGATGCCGTCGGCACACTTATGCTCGTCAAAAGCACACTTCGGCAGGATTTCACGCACCTGTTCGATGCCGTCATCAACACCAAGCTTTGGCACGACCTGAAAGGTGATCGTGTATTTCACGCCATCAATCTCGTAGCCTTCGCGCGCCAGCTCGCGGCGTGATTTCGCATCCGATCCAAACTCGCGGTTGTCAATATCGTGCGGCCCCCAGTGAGCAGCATACTCATAGCCTTTATCCTTCAGCACTTTCATGTAGTGCCGGAGGCCTTCACCTGAGTTTTCGTAGTAGTCGATGACGTGATATTCCTCGCCAACAATGCGCACGAACCAGATGGCCGTTGAGTCGCCTACGCCAATATCCCAGAACGTATGAACCGGCAGATGTGAGTTGTCAGGCAGCGTACCAATGCGCTTCTGTTCGTAGAGCTTGCGGAACTGTTTTGCGTAGTAAGCGCCCTCGACTGACTGCTGAAACGCCTCCGCCGGTATCGACGGATATTCGCGCTTCATGTCATCGCCGAGCGTTTTCTCTTTGGCGTAATACCAGGCTCTCTGGCGCTCGTCTGTAACCACCCCATGCTTTGCCTCGATGTCAGCGAAGTAATCGCTCAGGCGCTGCGGTATTGGCTCTACGGGGTCGATTGCATACAGGGGATTCTTCCACCAGGAGAAGAAGAAAAACTTCCAGTCTAACTGTGAGAGCTGCTTGCCCTGAATGAGCGCCTTTTCTGCCGACTGGCAGTAATCGAAGAAGTAACCAGCGCGGCCTTCTGCAGTGCTTTCAATCGTCGTGAAACAGTCGCCTGATACTGCCTCAAAAGCGCCGGTGACAATCTCTCGCGCTTTGTCCGGAAACTTTGCGCATATCTTCCCGAACTCCGAAACATGGAGATAGCGAAGTGTGCCGCCGCGGAAAGACGTACTGATATAAAGTGAGCCACCTTTGCTAAATACCAGCTCACCCGCTGCATCATTGCTCGCAGGGTTAGCGGCCTTAATCTCATCCGGAAGGCGGTCGTAAGCATATTTAATTTTCTCGCGGAAAAGGCGCTTTGCGTCGTTCAGGGTGTGGGCGATAAGGGCGCATTTGGCGGCTTCGAACAAAGCCGCATCCAGCTGAATAATGCAGACTTCAGTGGTGAAGCCTAACTGGCGAGCTTTCAGTATGATGTTGCGGGTATGCATGCCTTCGAAGTATTCGAGTTGCTCAGGCGTCATCTTGAAGCGTACTGGCTTGCCTTCTTTGTCGGTTATCCAGTAGAGGTGATTCAGGCGCCAGAGTTTGTCTCGCAGAAGCTTGAGATGCTCTGGTTTCATGCTTACCCCTTGGCGAGATCGTCCATCAGGTCGGATAGTTTCTTAGATGCGTCATCACCGGCAGGGCCGTCAATGTCGTACGCCTGACGCTCCAGGCCAATTAGCGTTTTAAGCGTGTCGGATAGGTCTTTCATCGACTTCACCCGCCCCGGCATGCTGATCACCTTGTGATAAATCTCGTTGAGCCTGTCCTGCCCTTTGTCGTCAGGCTGATACATCAGGTCACCCAGCTGCTGCAATGCAGCGACGTCAGCGCATTCGGCCTCGAGTTCATCAAAGAGTGAGTTGGCAATATTGCGGGCCCGACGAATGTCTCCACGATGCTCCATGCGGACAGTGGCAATAACCTCGGCGTTTGCCTCAATCAGTATCCGTTCACAGGTAGCCGTTTCAGTGGATACCTTGCTGGATACCTCTCGTTTGGATACCAGCGCGTCAGCCTTGGCTTTTATCTTTGCCTTTAGGTCTCGCTCCCATCCATCACGCTTTGCGCGCTTATTGATGGCGCCGTGGGTGATGCCATGCTGAGATGCGATTTCTCGGATAGACAACAAGCCAGCCCGGTAAGCCGACTCGATGGCCTCCCAATCTGGTGTCGCCATATTTACTCCAATAAAAAACCGCCCGAAGGCGGTTAGCTGTTGTCTCTTAGATAATCAATTAGCATATCAAGGCGCACTCTATCCGGCCCATCGGAGTACCACGTATTAGGTGCGGGTTGATTAGCCTCAAAAAGCGGCCTAACGTCAACATCGTCATCAATGATTGAAATGCCAGTATCGCTTAATTGATAACAGACAACCCGGCAACTCCCTTCTGGTACTTTATCGTAGTGATCCAGTTTTCTGCTGTTCGAATAGATTTCGTACTTTAGCTGCCTACCATCATTTGTTCTGGTCAGGAAAGTCTGAATAAGAAATCGCATCAGTGCCTCAGCTATTGAATTGTGAGGCTCCACATTAGCGCCAAGACATTGCTGATGGAATCTTATTTTATAGGGATCGATCATCATCGGGCGCACTCGCAAATGCGCCCTGTGATGAAAGCCGTTGTGAAAGTGGCTCTCAATCACTCCTCTTTATTTTCAAGTCTTCCATAGCGAGCAGGGCATCCAGAAGAACTTCCGCCTTTTCGACGCTCGATCTGCCGAGCGCAATACGCCCGCTGTTCAGATCCTTAAATCCATCCTTCAGATAGCGACAGATGGTTTCCAGTTGCTGCTTTTCATTTTTCGTCATGCAGCACGCTCGCTAACTTTATTTGATGCAAGCAGACCGGCAATCCACTGAATGCCTTTTGGCGTGAACTTAACCTGAGTGAACGCATGTCCGTTGTGCTGATTCTCGCCAGTTTTTACAGTGAAGCGACCAGCGTCCAGATGCTGAGCGTATGGCGTAAGCTTTCCTGCCAAGCGGTACATAATGCCGTGCTCTAGCAGGAACAGACGGAACTCGGTTTCTTTCACCTTAAGCAGCTTTGCAGCCTCACGGAAACCCATAGAGCCGGATGCCTCTACGTAGCTATCAACGAAATCAGCCTTAGGAGCGGCAATAGCGAGCTTGCTTTCAAGTTGTGCTTTTTGCTCTGCAAGGTCAGCAGCCAGACGGAGAGCCTCAGGTAATGTCTGCGGGATGCGCACCGACTCTTCAAGCTCATGCATCCGCTTAATGACCTTCATGCGAAGTAATGCGCTGTACCCTGTTACAAGGCACTCGGTATGCTCGCGATCAAGAACGTACTCGGTTTGCTTGCGGTTCATACTGTCCAGATAGATGCGCGCAAATTTGCTCACATCCTCCTGAAGCTGTTCCATCATGGTTTCTATGTCGCGCTTTACATCTGGATGACGCTTACCCGTCACTTCCGCAATTTCGCGGCTTGTCATTGTCAGAGACTGATCATTTACTGGGTATTGCATAGGGTGGTGCTCCTATAGAGAAACAAGCCTGTCGCACAGATTAAGCCGCCCCTAAGACGCACCATTAACGGCTAATCTCAGGCTTGCTTTTCTGTAGGCTTAGGGATTGATATTTGCGCGTGCGAGGCGCATAAAAAAGCCCCGCGAATGCAGGGCCATGATGCTTGAGGTGCTTTGTTACTTTGTCGCGCCGTCAGAGATATTTAACTGCCATTGCCTTCAGCTCATCTTTAGCCGCTGCGCCCAGCTGAGACACGCCGCTCTCTGCAAACGCCAGTGCCCTTTTAAAATCTTGCGCCTGCGTTTGCCTTGTCTAGGGGGTGTGAGAAATTCACCGCTTACGCTTGAAGGTGTCGCGAGGTTGTCTAACCTGAAAAACGTATAAGAAAAAATGAACTCCTATCACGTCCTTGGTCCACGGATGGGCTGTTTTTTTCAAGCGTGCTTTAAAGTCTCTTCCCCCGCTGTCGGGTAGCACTCTTGAGTTTTGGTTCGGTAATTTTGTGGCTGAGGATTTTCAGTCCAGCGGCGTTAAATTGCTGCATTGTGAAAGGTACAGAACAGGCAGGTTTGTAAAAGCCACCTGCGTCCCAGAACCACACTAAGGGCTCAGCTACACTATCGCCTACCCAGTAGAAACCAGTTTCCATGATGGATGTCCGGTTGAGAATGAATCCCCACCGTACGCCTTATCTGAGACGTTATCACGGTATTACTTGCAAAGTTGTATCAGTCCCGCTTCGGTACACATCATCGGGCGTACTGCTTGAATGCGCCCTGTGATGATCACTTCAAACACTGCTCATTGATGTACTGCTGCAATCCGGCTATTTGCTTCCCGGCGAGCTCGATTCGACTTCTGAGGGTGAAATAATCCCGTTCAGCGGAGTCAGTAAGTCCGGGGCTGGCTGCATCATCCAGGCTGGCGGTGCCGGTGGCGGATTGCTTCGTGCAGGTGGCGTTGAGCTGCAACCGGCGCTTGCCAGAAGCAACGTCACGCTCAAGCTGATCGATAGTTGCCTGAGCACTGGCTAACTCCTTTGTGTATTTGGCGTCGAGCGCGGCAACATCACGCTGGCGGATCTGCATATCGTCAATCGTCTGCTGGCGCTCGGTAGCCAGGCTGTCAGCGGTAACGTATTTGCCGTGGAAAAGAATTGCTAACCGGCAGACCGTAATGAGCGCCACCAGCAGCAGGCCAATAATTAATGCTCGCCAACTAAATGTCATTTGGACCATCCGCCAGGCACATTGAACGCTCCATATCGCGTCGATTCATCAGGCCACGAAACTTCATGCCACCGGCATAAACCCAGCGGCGTAGCTCTTCACATGCACCATCCTGATCGCCTGCGTTCAGCTTCTTAAGCAGCGTAGATTTAGAGAATGCACCAGAACCGACGTTGTAGGTGAAGCTGTAGAGCGCAGCGCGCTGATATTCATTAAGCGGCACTTTGACCAGACTATCGACCGTCTTCTTTACCGGCTGCAGGTCATTCCAAAGAAGGCGATCGCATTCGCGGTCGGTGTACTTCTTGCCTTTGATGATGTCTGTGCCGGTGTGACCATCACAGACCGTCCAGACTCCGGCAACATCTTTGTAGGGCTCGTACACACGGCCTTCCACGCCATCTTTACCGCCGAGGAATACCGTAGCGATAAGCATGGCTCCGCCACCTGCGGCAGCGATCAGCTTGTTCCGCAGTGAGTTTGACATTGCCATGGGTTATTCCTCGGTGAGGCCGGGTGCGGTGGGCCAGCGCTGAAGCGCCTTGATCTGCGCCAGTGTGGCTTTGCGTTTGTAATACCAGTTGATGCCGAGCGTTAGCAGGGCGACCAGAATACCGGCCAGGACGCCTACAGCGCTCCACTCATCGGGACTAAGCCGGGTCAGAAGACCGTTGGCAATCGTCCCGGCTGACGCGCCATACGCTGCGCCTGAAGCCAGTTTGCTCATATCGATACTCATGTGACCCCCTCGGTGTTGAGGGAGCTAGCTCAATTAGGAATTGTCTACTTTCTGAACTGAGCAAGCCCGGTTAGCTTTAATCTTGTCGAGAGAGAAAAGCACCGCCCTGCCGTTGCGTAGCCAACGTTGAAGAATCCGCCTGAGCGCGGATTTTTTTATGGATAAAAATCGCCCTCTGCCCCGGATCGCTAGATTCGAAGTGTGCAGTGATTGGCAGGGGCGAAAACAGAAAGGCACCGCCGAAGCAGTGCCCTATAAAGTTTTTCAGTTTGTTGCCGATGAGAAATCCTCTAAAACAAGGAGGATTTATGGCGAACAATCATCATGTATATCGAGTTCATGACTCGAAAGTAGCATCATTTAAAACAGAAGCGATTCGTAAGCATCCGCACTTATCTATCCATGAGATTTCTACTGGCTCTCGGGATGACATAAATACTTATATAAATAAATCAGTACACGTATTCATTGCAGTTGCCGACCAAGCTACATTGGATCACTTTAATGCTGACATCAAACTTAACATTTCATTAAATTCTCAATATGAAGAATTAAGTGATAGTGAGTTTTACATTTAGTCTGCTAACAAAAAACGCCCTCGCAGTTGGTGAGACTGCAGGGCGTTTTGATTATCAATAATCGATAGAACTGACCGTTTAAATTTATCGCGCTAAACAACAAGGCGCAACTTCAACTGTTAGAAATCATATCCCTGACTTCCGGAAAAGTAAATAGTCTGCGATAAAATAACAGGCTATTTTATTTGGCTCTACGCGGTTACCTTATTCAGTGCCGCATTTGCCCATGACTCTTCTGTTTCCAGCTTGCCAATCAGCGTTTCATAAAACTGCTTGCCACTTTTCTCCCACGTAGCCAGGCTGATTAAGTCAGTGATGCTGCTGATCGCGCGATATGCTGCGGTTGAAGGAATACGCTCAAACCCTCTTCCGCTGCATTGCTTACAGTCACCCATCACCGGCACGCCCTGCCGCTCTGACTCTTTGCGCATTACTGCGCGCCCTCGCCCGTTGCAATCCCGGCACGCCGAAGACACGACACCTTTTCCCGCGCACGTTTTGCAGCGCACCCGAACCTGCTCACGCACTTCGCGTCGGCCGGCGCCGGACAGCATCGACTTCATCGTCACGACTTCAGCAGCGATAAATCCGGTGGCGCTGCAGCACTCGCACGGCTTTACGCTGGCGGCGCTGCGGCAGTAATCCAGATAGGCGTAAGTTGCGAGCACTTGCATTACAGCTGGTTTAATATCGGTTTCAAGCTTGCGAAGGGCGGCAACCCGATCGCAGGTCTGCAGTGCAAAATCAGTTAACAGGGATACGGCGCGTCGGGCGTCGTTCTCGCTTACTCCAACCTTCCCCATGAAGGCTGCATAACCCAGCGGCGCGCGGCTTTGCGTCATGCCCATGGCTGCTACATAGTCGGTCCCGGTCATCGCGTCGGGCGATGTCTGTGGAGCCGTGCCACTGAAGTTCTGGCCCTTCGGGAAGTGATACTTCACTGTTGCTTCAAGGCTCATGCTGCTTCGCTCCTCTGCTTAATCAGCTCTCTGGTTTTCTGCCGGTAGTGCGCCGCCAGTTCTTGCAACTCTTCCCGCGTCCACTTCTTCACCGGATGCGGCCCCATGAGGCGATCGAAAGCAGCCTGCCCGATTTTCTTAATCAGGTTTGGCGTGTAGTTTTCGATGTTGCCGGAGAGGTGCTGGTTACACGGAACGCATTGTTTATGGCAGTTGGTTTCGTCGTAACGCGTGGCCGGTGATGCGCCGCGAGTGCGGTAGTGCCCGGCATCATATTTCCCTTCATGGAAGCGCCCGCAGCTGATGCAAGGCGCTTCTGCGTCGCGGGTGCGGATATATTCGTTGAAGGCGGACTGGGCTTGCTTATGGAAGTAACTGAGGGGCTGTACTGCTAACTTGCGGATTTTGGTGTGGCGTTTTTCCTGCTGGGTTTCTTCTCTTCGTCGTCGTTCTGCTTCCTGTTTCGCTTTCTGCCGGTCTTTCTCCCTCTTAGCCAGTGCGATTGCCGTCCCACACTCTGCGCTGCACCACTGCTGATTTTGAAAGGCAGGATTAAACCATTCGCGGCAGTCAGGGTTTTTACAGCGGCGTCTGATTTTTCTCATTGCCCCCTCCGTGCATTCTGAAGTTGTCGTCTTGCATCCAGCCGGCGCAGCAGCGGGCGCAGGCATACACCCAGTCCGTCGGCAATGCTGAACCGCAGCCAGCGCAGCTGATAGCAGACGTATCGCCAGATGGTGTGGAACGGGACGTAATCGAAGTGCTCGTAATACCAGGTGTCGCCTTCACAGATTTCACAGTTCACTCCGAATCGGTGTTTGTCCTCACTGGTGAGAACGGTAAGGCATTTGCAGCAGCGCTTACGCCCAGCATTTGTGCTCATAGGTTGTGTCTCTCCGTGGTTCGCGGTTTCCTTCAGGCAGCAGCGCGCTGACCAGCCAGAGGCGTGGATCGGTAGCGAGTGTCTTTTGGGTCTGGATGTTGCGGGCGGCGTAGCGTGAAAGGAGTTCGTTGGCGGTGTCAAAATCTACGGGGTCATGAGTGAACCAGGTTTGCCGCATGGCTGCCCCCGTTTTTTCTCAGATACTCCGGCCAGTGCTTTTCGAGGATACGCTTCGGGACATGTAAACCGAGCCCCATAACGTTGGCTTTGGTTTTCAGCGTGCTGAGCGGTTTGTTGATCGCCCTGGCAATAACCGGCGCCGGGACCTTTCCGGCCACGCGCTCGACGTATTCAAGTTCCTGCTGTGTCCAGGTGCTTCGTCTACCCATTTTGTTTTTCCTTCAGATTCATGTATTCGCTGTCGGCCGGCACCGTCAGTTTGCAGCCAAGGCTCAGCGCCCAGCCTTCCACCTGAGTGAGGTAGAAATGCATGTCGCCGGTGTCGAGGTCTGAGGTATGCCGTAGCGAACGGATTACTGTCGTTTCACCTGTCACCACATCGACCATCTCGCGCTCTACGTAGCCGAGATAGGTGTGCTTCATCGCGTCTTTCACCCACTCAGGAGAGGCAAAGGTTTTGCCGCGCCGGATGAGCCAGTCGCTGATTTCGCTGTACCACATGTGGGATAAGGCATTCTGGTTGAGGCTGCGCTTCTCGCGCCACGGCTTGATGATTAGCCGGTAGGTTTCGCCAGAGTCGAGCATGGGGAGGATTTGCTGCCCGATGGCGCTGAAGTTCGATTTATGAAGGCGTATGCCGTCTTTCGGTATCTCCATCAACAACCTCCTTGAGTTGCTGAATAATTACGTGAAACGCATCTTCCAGGCGCCCTACGGCTGCATCTGAAAACGGTTTGTCACCCCGATGAACCATGAGAAGCTGCTGCTGGGCGTTCACGGCGTTGATGTAGGCGTTGCAGATCTGCCGGTAGTCCCGCTTTGAGATGGTGACTTGCTTGCTGCTCCTGGCTGGCGCCGCATCATCAGGTGACTGGCTGCCCATCAGGTCAACAGCTTCTGAGGCCAGCGTGCGGATATGCGTCAGCGTGTCCTGCGATGCCGGTTGTTTCCGGGCGACGTCGATGATCGCCAGCACCAGGTTGCGCGTCTGGTCCTGCGAAGGTCGGATAATCAGCTGTGTTACCTGCGTCATGCCCTTACTCCTTCCCGTCCGGCCAGCCAGAAGAAAAACGCGCGGTCGACAACCTCATGCAGATAGCCGAGGTGCGATCGGGTCATGCTGTGCTTGTCGCCGTGAACGCTGTGGTAAAAGCGTTCGAAGCTGCTTCTGATGCTTTCGCTCATGACCCTCTCCCTTTCCTGACCAGTGCTTTCAGCCGGGCAACGTTGTCCAGGGCCTTTTCACTGGCTGTAGGCATGTAGAGCTTTTCCAGCTGCGCGCGAGGTGGGGGAATTTCTTCGCCAGACTCGATGCGCGACGCCATTTTGCGAAGCTCGGCGCGGCATTTTGCTCGCAGCTCAGGCTCGGTGAGGTTGTTGGCGCGCATGGTGCTGTACAGGCCGGTGACCATCCAGTATGCCGCGTTGCTTTCCCACGGATACGCCTCAGGGCTGTCTATCAGACCGCGGCGGGCGGAGTACTTCATCACCATGTCATACAGACCGTCTTCGTCCGGCAGACCAGCGGAGCGGAGTTCGCCCTGCTTGCACCACCCGATAAATTGTCCAGGCGATGGCCAGAACGGTGAGGTACTGGCGCGGGCGTGCTTCATGCCGGCCGACAGCTGCTGCTTCGTGCTGATGTCGTTTTCGGCGAAGGCGGCGATCCACTGACGCTTGGCTGAGGCTTCGTCGCGCGGGTCTTTAAGCGCGGTGCTGACCGATGCGGGAAAAACCTGCTTCAGGCTCATGAACAGCATGTCGACCAGACGCTCAACGGTTTCGTTGACGCCACGATCTACCGGCTGAGGGCCGTCACCAGCCATGCGGGCCAGCGCGCTGCTGTCGCGGTTGTTTATTGCGGCTACGAGATTTCTCATATGAAATTTTCCTCCCACTCTCTGCGGTCGTTCCAGTGTGGAACCTGCTGCTGTGAACTGGATTGCGCGTTGCGAGCCGGCTGGCTCATCTGCGCTTTAAGGGTCGCCCACTGCTTTCGCAGCTTCGAAGGGCTGAGGATGTTTGTCTGCCAAAACTGATTGCCGTTCGCCCAGGTGAAGACTTCGCAGATTTCCCGGTGGCTGACCTTCAGGGAATCGCGCATCAGGCGAATGTCGTTTGCCCAGGCGGGCCAGTTGGGTTGCTGGGCTGTCGGGGTGATCACCTGAACCCGGCTGAATATCCACTGAGCGGCCAGAAGGTCGTCAGCGGTTCCCCACTTATCGCCCTTCGGTGAATGAACCGCTGCATCAGGCCGGACAACAGGAAGACTTTTCAGACGCTCGTCAGAGGATTCGCCAGAATTCTCGGACGTATGTTTAATGTCTTTTTTGTCTTTTGTAATAGTGTCTTTTGTGTGTCCCTGTTTTGGTGACAACCCTGTCACCGTTTTGGTGACACTTTTTGTCACTGTTTTGGTGACAGTGACACCGTCTTGGTGACACTCTGGAATTTGCCACTCAGCGAGGTTCTTATTAGGCCCGATTAGCATGCCTTCCCGGACCAAAACCCCCATCTGAATAAGCTCGTTTTTCGCCTTGTTCACCTTTTGCCGCGGCAGTCTGGTGAGCTGGCTTATCTGGCTGTCAGCAATGCGATCCATCTTTTTGTTGAAGCCGTATGTTTTCCGGCAAACAGCATGCGCAACCTTCGCCTGGTTCCTGGTCAGGTTGGCCCCTATCAGCTCTTCGTACAGCTCGTTTGCCAGACGCGTATATCCGTCGTCTGTGTCTGCCACACGTTGCTCCACGGCCCGGAGTTCGGGCCTGATTGGTGTTACATTGTCATAAGCCAGATTCATTGCCGCCCCCGCCTGCCGGTATGCCAGCGCGATAATCAGCGATGATCCGCTTTATCTCTTCAGTCGTGCCATAGGAAAGAATCAGCTGGTCAAAACCTCCATCGCGGTCGAACTCCGCATCGACCAGCAGCTCTACCAGGCGTCGCGCTTTAGCCGCGCTGAACTGAGGAATAGCTGCGCTACGGGACAGTTTCTTTTTCCCAGCCGCTTTGGCCTTCTCCATCTGCTCGCGCGCTACGCTGTCAGCTTTAGGCCCGTGCTCACGAGAAAGAGCCACTGCAGTCGTCGGAGCAACCTCACCAGCTTTCACCATCGCGATCAGCTCATCGCCGCAGGCAAGCAGCTGCAGGTGATGATCAACATCCCCAACAGAGCGTTTCACCTTGCTGGCGATTTCTGAGGTCGACCAACCCTGATTAGCCAGACGCTGATATGCTGCAGCGCGCTCCAGCGAGGTGAGCGGTTTACCCTGACTGCTGGTAACCATGAACGCGATGCGATCGGCTTCGGTACCGGAAAAGTCTTTGCACTCTAGGCGCGCAATCTCATGGCCTGCTTTGGTCGCCAGCAGCGCACCGTGATAGCGGTGGTGGCCGTCGATGACTTTGATGCCCTGCTCAGTTACCTGAACAGCCAGAGGCGGAACAAACTCGCCGGCGATGAACGCGTTGCGAAATTCTTCGACGTGCGCCTGGTCGATTTCACGGACGTTGTAGCCCGGTTCGATGTACAGCTCTGCCAGTGGCACCAGAAACGTTTTCTTGACCGTTGTTTCGGTGCCGTTTTTGTCCTTGGCCTTGTAATGCAGTGATAAACTACTCATAATTACTCCTGTGAATTGATCCAGTCATTTCGCATCAGGCTTCGAAGCTGTTAGCGCAGCTCGGAGCCTTTTCTTTTCCCAGAATCAGGGCCACTTCCTTCGCTACAGCTTTAGCCAGCTGCGCAGCATCGTCATCAACGATCCCGTATTCGAGGATGTCTATAGCCATGCTCATCTGGCGGAAAAAGTTCTTCTTCATGCGGCTGACCTGGTATTCAGCGATCCCCAGTTTTTCTGCGAATGTTTTCTGGCTGATAGATGCCAGCTTGTTCAGCAAGGCCGATTCGATGCGGCGCGCGTTCTTGCTTTGAGTTGCATGTTCCATCTTGGATAATTCCTTTGTTAGTTAAGTGGTTGCGTGACATTGCAGTGAGCAAGTCACTTAAGGTTTCCCCACACGGGCGGGGACGGGTTTCAGAGTGTTAAAGAGCGGTGGAAATCAGGCGGCGGTATCGACGCCATTTCCGTATTGCAGCCAGACAGGGTCACATTGCAGAGCTACAGCTATTTCGAAGATCTTCCGTGGGCGCTTCGTGATACCAGCCTCAATCTGTTGGATTGATTGCTGCTTCACACCTGCCTTAAGCGCCAATTCGGTCTGAGTCATCTTCAGCTCTGCACGTTTCTGCTTGAGGCGCTGGGAGATAGTTTGCATATAGCCTCCTTGACAAACTTTCTTGTATTTTAAATACAAATTACTTTGTTTGTCAATTACAGCTTTTCTTGTGAACATCTCTTTTTTGATGAGGTGTTAAATGACAATTGCGGCAAGGGTGCTTTCAAAAAGGACTGAGCTGGGTTTGACTCAGACAGAGCTAGCGGAAAAGGCCGGCACAACGCAGCAGGCGATTGTCCAGCTTGAGAGCGGTAAAACTAAAAGACCAAGATATCTGCCTGAGCTGGCTAAGGCGTTAAATTGCGACATCCAATGGCTTCTTGATGGATCAGGGGCAACCTTAGACAGCAATGTGTCTAACCCTAGGGACTACAAGCCGACTGCGCGCTACCCCGTTTTAAGCAAGGTTCAGGCTGGCGCATGGGATGAAGCCTGTGAACCCTATACGATTAAGGATGTCGATATGTGGCTTGAATCTGACGCACATACGCAAGGAGAGGCTTTCTGGTTGCAGGTGGAAGGCGATTCGATGACTGCCCCGATTGGCCTCAGTATTCCGGCAGGTACGTTCGTACTGTTCGACACCGGCCGTGAGGCGGTCAATGGAAGCCTGGTCGTGGCAAAGCTTACTGACGACAATGAAGCCACATTCAAGAAGCTCATTATCGACGGCAGTCAAAAGTATCTTAAGGGCCTGAACCCTCAATGGCCGATGGTCCCGGTTAACGGGAATTGCAAGGTTCTTGGCGTGGCGATCGAGACGAAGATGAAGCTCGTTTAAGGCTCAGTGGCCGGAAGAGACTTTCAGCTAATCAGGAGGATGGCATGTCAGTTTTTGCGAAGATAGCGATTCCGATGTTCTGTATTGCGTTCGCGATGTTCTACCTGGCTCGCAAGAAGCGTGACAAAAACTACCTGATTCCTGGCTTTGTTCTGTTAGCTGCTGGAGTTGTGAATACGGTGATTGCGATTACTGCAGGTTAGTGGCCGGAAGAGAGGTTTGGGTAAAGATTTAGCGGTATTAGCCGAAAAGACATATAGCACGAAGCCGACGCAAGAACGGATCGTTTAATCTTTTCAGGGAAATATCAGAGATTAGCTATGGAACAACATGACGTTTTTGTGTACACAGGTGATATCCACCGTGATGGTTATCTCGATCTTACTAATGCCATAAAAAAACGCAAAAAAGCTCAAGGACTCAGCACTGAGGTTACTTTTTGTGTCGCCACTTATGGCGGAGATCCAAATGCAGGCTATCGTATAGGAAGAGCGCTTCAACATAACTATGAGAAAGTGAATCTTTTAGTAGTGGGCCCCTGTAAGAGTGCCGGGACTTTGATAGCGATTGCAGCTGATAAGCTTATCATTGGAGACATGGGTGAGCTTGGCCCCCTTGATATACAGCTTAAAAAAAATGACGAAATTGGCGAGATGAGTTCAGGCCTGGTCATAATGACGGCCTTAGATGCGTTAAAAGATCGCTCTATTTCGACGTTCAATTCTCATCTGGTTAAGATAAGATACGAAAACCAGATAAGTACGAAGATGTCAGCTGACATTGCTGCGAAGTTAACTGAGGCGTTAGTTGCTCCCATGGCTGCTCAGATAGATCCAATTAAACTTGGAGAGCATCAACGAGCTATGAGCATTGCCATAACCTATGGGCAGCGACTCAGTGACAAATCTAAGTGTTTGAAGGATGGAGCTTTATTTAAATTAATTGCCTCTTATCCTTCACATGGTTTTGTGATAGATCGCAAAGAGGCTCGCGAACTTTTTCACCATGTTGAAAGTCCAACTGGTTACGCTGAAGCACTTTACGAGATTTTTTATCAAAAAATTCACGAGGGTGAAATTCAACCTTACGGTAAACCGAAGGTGCTCGATTTCACTATCGATCCTGAAACAACTGAGAATAATGGAGATGCCAATGCACAATCACCCGGAGATGGAGGTACTGAACAAGATGATTCAGGACCAAATCCAGGAGAGTCAAGATCTGGCAAAGCGAGCAGAGCAAAATCTAAACGATCTGAAGCGTCAACTGGAGCCCTACCAGTTCAGCAGCCCAATGACATACCGCCTCCAGAGTGATCTCTCACCATTTTAAGTAAAGCCCGGCCACCGCGCCGGGTTTTTTATACCCGCCACACCAATAGCCCGCCATTGAGCTGGCTTTTTCATGCTGCTCTAAAGTTATCAGTTATGCTGCCGTTAACCTCTTTGCTCTGGAAAACAGTAGTACCAATAACGACAATATGAAATCAAGCCGGTTGGCCCGCTATGCGCGGGCTTTTTTTCTTTCAATACATAAACTAACGTTATCCTGACGAGTAAAATTACTACGCTATATTTCACAGCAACGTAGCGGCAGTAGCCTATGCTTTGAAAGCACATTATTTGCTGTGTGCGATGGCTTTCCCCATTGGAATTTGTGTCTTCTTGCCCGCCATAGAGCGGGCTTTTTTAAGCCAACTCCCGCTGCCCAGAACAATCCTAACTTCATGACTTGTAGGACCATTCCCACATCGCAAGAACTCACACACTCCTAACCTTTAATGGCTACACGCATACAGGATGTTGCGCGTTAGCTGTACGAGATTTGCAGGTTAACCCTGTGCTGAATCACTTTGCCCGCCACTGAGCGGGCTTTTTTGTGCCTGCAGATCCCACTTCGTAAAAATAAATCACCTTTGAAAACAAAGCTTTTTGTATTTCTCGCCTTTAATTACAATATTTATTGTTTACAGTATACAAACTTTATTGTAATTTTACTCCATCAGCAGGACGCAGTACCCAACAGGATGTTGGATCGCTCTTTAACATTGATGGGGTTTATTTCTCCCGCCCTTGTGGGAGACCAAAGAGCAATTGGCTTTGGGGTGTAATGAGGTGTGCTCAAGCGAGCTGCAGCGCCGGTCGACGCAAAGACCAGTGAATCGACTGTGTCACAGCAACTGGTGACCAATACAAAAACAGAGCGGCTGGAAATAAGCGAGATAGCGACTCGGTGCCTCATTACACCACCTAAGCCAATTACCGGAGGTAAATATGTTTGCAGCTACCAACAGCGTCAGCCGTCGCTACCTCAAGCGTGGCGAACTGATCGCAAAACGCCGTGCAGAAGCGGCAGAAGGTAAAGCCCGCGTTGATGTCAGTGCTGAGCGAGTTTCACGCGCTGTATCTGCACCGAGCCTTCGCGAAAAGCACGAAGATGGCGCCATGTGCCTGCCCGCCATAGCGATTTACAGCGCCGGGCATCGCAAGGTTCGCAAAGACGCGACGCACATCGTTAAATAAACGAAGTGCTGAAAAGGTTATTAACTAATTCTGTATTTGCATAATCAGCCATTTTTTCTAGGCTTAAAAAGTAACTTAAGCCCAGGAGGAAATATGTTAGAGCAGTACAAAAAATGCATCGAAGCGTGTTACCTGTGTGCAGCTGCTTGCGATAACTGTGCGGCATCGTGCCTTGAAGAAGAGAACCTGGAAATGATGCGCCAGTGCATCAAAATGGATATGCAATGCGCAAACATTTGCCGACTCGCTGCTCAGTTTATGGCTTTGAAAAGTGAGTCAGCCAACGAAATTTGTCAGCTGTGCGCAGATGTTTGCCAGAAGTGCGGTGATGAATGTGGTCAGCATAACCATGACCACTGTCAGGAATGTTCCAAAGCCTGTCATCACTGTGCAGAGCAGTGCCGCAAGATGGCCGCTTGAATATTGCGAAAACCAATAACCCGCTTCGGCGGGTTTTTTATTGCCTAAAACAGGCCGTTTAAGTGACACCGCAATGGCCTGTTACGACAGGTCATGACGGTGCATTTGCACCAGACGCGTAATGAGCCGCAATGCGGTACGAGAGTTTTTCGCCTTTGGCTCCTGTAGGAATGCAGGGGCCATTTTTTTAACCACACCACCCCAACCCATTTAAGGATGTCCACGATGAATCTTGCGATCGCGGGCGGCACCATCGTGGATGCCGCTCAACTTTACCCTTCCCAGTTAACCCGCTTAACCGAACGCCTGCGCACTATCTGCCGCTGGCTGACCGACACCATGAAACAGCCCGGGAGACCATGATGAAAATTCGCTACTTCCAGAAAGCGCAGGAGCTTTCACGAGAGGCCCATCTGTTCGGCGACAGCGCGAAATGGGCTATGGCAATGCTGTTGTTACGGAGAGCGCACCAGTGAAACTTTCATGGCGAGCAAAACAGGAAGTCGAAGAGATTATGAAAAACCTCTCTGAGACCGATTTAGAGCGCATCGGCGATGAAGTCGACGCAATGATGGACCAGCACAAGATTAACCCGCTGATGACGGCGCTGTGTGCGTTTCTGCCGAAACATTTCGATTATCCCGCTGCCGAGCTGGTCGACCAAGACGACGAGCAGTACGAAGCCGCCGAAAACTTCCTGCGCGATGCGCTGGTGAAAGTCGCTAAGCGGGACATGGCGATCGCCATCTGGAAAAGCAGACACAGCTTCGATGAGGTGGCGTGATGGAGCCCGGCATCTATTACGACATCAGCAACGAGTCGTACCACAGCGGCCCCGGCATCAGCAAATCGCAGCTGGACGACATCGCTATAAACCCGGCCATCTTCCAGTGGCGCAAAGAAGCGCCCGAGGACGAAGAGAAAAAAGCTGCGCTGGATATGGGCACCGCCCTGCACTGCCTGCTGCTGGAGCCCGAAGAATTCGATAACCGCTTCATCGTGGCGCCAGAATTCAACCGGCGCACCAACGAGGGAAAGGCGAACGAGAAAGCTTTTCTGAAAGACTGCGCCGGGCTGGGCATGACTGTGATGGACGCCGAGGAAGGTCGCAAACTGAAGCTTATGCGCGCCAGCGCCCTCGCCCATCCGGCCGCGCGCTGGCTGCTGGAAGCTGAAGGCCATCAGGAAGCATCAATCTACTGGAACGACGAGCAGACCGGCGAGCTTTGCCGGATCCGGCCAGACAAGTTCCTGTCCGGCCAGCCTGTCATCGTCGACGTGAAAAAAGTGGCTGATATGTCCCGCTTTGCCCGCCACGTCGAAGAGTTCCGCTATCACGTTCAGGACGCCTACTACCGCGAGGGCTTCAGTAAGCACTTCGGCGAGTACCCGCTTTTCGTGTTCATCGCCGTCAGCGAGTCGATCGACTGCGGCCGCTATCCGGTGCGCACCTTCCAGCTTCAGGAGGACGATGTTGCCGTCGGCTATGACCTGTTCCGCCGCGACCTGACCACCTATCACGAATGCATGCTTACCGGTAACTGGGGCGGCATTGAAGAAATCACGCGCCCGGACTGGGCCAAAAGGAAGGATTACGCATGAGCAACGAAATTACGCACGCGCCGGTCAACGAGGCCGACACCAAAGCGGCAATCTTCAGCCCGAGCGGTCTGCAAAAGTTACAGGCTTTCGCCAAAGTCATGGCTGAAGGTCGTGCAACAGTGCCAGCCCACCTGGCAGGTAAACCTGCTGATTGCCTGGCAATTGCGTTACAGGCGGCCCAGTGGGGAATGAATCCATATGCGGTGGCGCAAAAAACGCATCTCGTTAACGGAACGCTGGGCTATGAGGCGCAACTGGTTAATGCAGTCATCACCAGTTCAACAGCCGTTCAGGGGCGTTTTAAATACGAATACGGCGGCGACTGGGGGAAATTCAAGCCTGGTGCAGCTAATGCGGCCAACGAGCGCGGCCTGTTTGTTCGTGTCGGCGCAGTGCTGCGCGGCGAAACGGAAATCACCTGGGGCGAACCGCTATTTATGGAGTACGTCACTACGCGTAACTCTCCGCTCTGGAAGACGGCGCCGAAGCAGCAACTGGCTTATCTGGCCGTCAAATACTGGGCGCGACTTTACTGCCCTGATGTGATTCTCGGCGTTTACACCCCGGATGAGTTCGAACCGGCGCAGCGCGCGGAACGCGACGTCACCCCGGCGCGCAGCCGGGCAGACCTGAACAACCTGATCAACAGCAAGCCCGAAACGCAGCAGCCCGAGCGCGAAATTAACCCGGCGACGAACACCAGTGCACCAGCGCGCACGCCGGACGAGTTGCTTGCCGATTTCACCACCGCTGCAGCTGAAGCGGAAAACGTTGCCGGTCTGGACCGCTGCTACAAATACGCGGCACGCATGCTGGCGAATGAGGCTGACACGCTCGAAAAAGCCACCGATGTTTACCTGCTTCGCAAAGCAGAGCTGGACGAGGACGGGGCCGCCAATGCGTAAGCTCGCACAGTATCGTCGTAACACCCACCCCAACAGCGGCTTTAAGGAAAAGGTCGCATGGCAGCTTTCAAAGGGACCACGTACAGGGCGCGAATTAAGCGCCCTTTTTCATATGACGCTCGGCGAGTTCAACGGGTTGATGCGCGGCTGTCTGCGCGGCAAAACGGTCATTATCGAAGCCAGTGAGCCTGTGCCGGTCGATGGCTGCACCGACTTCACTTACACGCTGGTCAGCACCCGGCGCATCACGCGTTCCCATCCCGAAACCATGATTGTCAGCCGCCGTTCGTTCGCAGAGCGCGGCGAGGACAAACGTCAGCAGAACATTATCGCAGCTGAGAAGCGCGCCAGGCTCATTAGCCGCGGCTGGTATCCCGGCTGTCTGGAATAAATCGCCGCCATTGGCGCAGGAGATACAGATGAGTGGACATTGCGATAACTGCGGTTGCCGTAAAGTTTCCGGCTACTGCACTAACTGCCAGGAAGAAGCCTATATCGTTTTCGAGCAGGCACCAGAAATGGAGTTCAGCGAAGAGTTTATGCAAAAGGCATGGGATCAGCAGAAGGAGGTTTCACGTGAAAATCACTGAAAACGAAATGCGCGGCCTGCTGGCGGGTAAGTGTCTCCCGTCAGATATTCTCGTTGGCGAGAATCTGGCTGCATATTTGGTACGGAAGTTCTCCGCGCTGCAGCAAAAGCTGGATGCAGCCGAAGAGGAGGCTGAAGCATATAAGGCTTTTGCAGAACAGGATTATTTCGGGAACTTGGTGATTCATGCCAGGGCCAGAGCAAGTAAGGCAATGAGTAAGTTTCCACAGCCTAATTACGTGCTGACGAAGGTAGCTGAAGAGTCTGGCGAGCTGGTAAAAGCAGGCGTGCATTTCGCAGAAGGCCGCGAAACATGGGGAGCAGTTGAGCAGGAGGCGATTGATACTATCGCCATGATAATTCGGCTCATGACAGAGGGTGATGAAGTGATCGGCTTATTCCCGCCCCAACTCCGCGCCGGTAAGGATGGTGAGTGATGGCTAAGCAAAACCGCTATATCTACCATTACTGCGCAGCGCAAGGTAATGCGACTGTCTCGGGTATCGCTCAGCTGACTTTCCGAATTGTCTCTCAGGAAGACCTGAACAGACTGAAGCAGTTTGTCTCTGACGATCTCAGCTTTCAGGCTGTCGCCATTGTTTCTCTCTCGTATTTAGGCCGAGAGAATGAGGATGCAGCCCATGCGTGAACGCCCAATCCTCTTAAACGCCGACATGGTGCGCAATACCAACACCAACGCCCGAATCTACCCAGGCAAAGGTTTAGACCAAAATTCACCTGAGCATTTGGCGCGCCGACTTGCAAATGGGTGCTGCATCAACGAACAAACCGAATGCTGGGAGTGGCAGCGGCACACCAACAATGCTGGTTACGGGAAACTAACCATCAATGGCCGTGGAGTTTATGCCCATCGACTGGCCTATCAGTTAACTAAAGGAGATTTACCACAAGGCATGGAGGTTTTGCACTCCTGCGACAATCCGGCGTGCATTAATCCAGCACACCTGGCTGCCGGAACTCACTCGCAAAACATGAAAGATTGCAGCGCCAAAGGTCGCGCCAAAATGCCAACCGTTATCGTGCGCGGAGAAAGAAATGGCGCTGCTAAGTTGCGCGAGGTGGATGTTCGTTCTATCAAGCGCCTTTTGGAAAAGGGTTGGACGCAAAGGGATATCGCTGAGCGGTTCGGCATATCGCAAAGTCAGGTCAGCCATATAAAGCTTGGCAGGGCTTGGGTCATCGAGTTTAAGCGCGTGGAGGTGGAATGATGCAGGGATATACGGAAGAGCAGAGAAAGGCGCTGGTTGATTGGCTTAAACCTCAAATCTCAGAACTAGAGGCGGTATGCGATGAAATCCCGTTCGGTCTGGATGAGGACGATTCAATGCAGTTACAGGTCATGAAAATCGCGCTCGCGTCGCTAACGGCGGAGCCTGAATATACGCGCTATGACTGCGGCTGTTGTGGTTTTGAAGTGATAGATGAGTGGCGTGATAACGATGTTTGCCCTAAATGCAATCACAAGCCGCTGGGAAAAACTGAGCTTTACACCGCACCGCCCGCCCCGGCGCTGCGCCTTCCTGACGCAGTTTCTTGTGATGGTTTCAACGAAAAAGAACCGGACGAAGCCAGAAATCTAGGACAGTGTGAGGGATGGAATGCGTACCGAGCCGAAGCTGTGCGCCTGAACGCCACCGCGCCGCAGCCGGTGAAAGTCAATTTGACCGGCATACTGGCTTCCTTCCCCGCTGTTGGCGAAGGGATTTATCTTGAAAAGGCTGGGGTTGAAAGAGCTATCCGACAAGCAGGCGGCCAGGTGGAGGAGTGATTATGGAAAAGCTGAATGAATTAGCTGAGTTGGCTCAAGCAATGATGAATGCTGAAACGCGCAAGGAAGCGTTTAGCATTGGAGAGGAATTTACTCTGGCTGCAAGTACTAATGCCATCCTCGCCATTGCCGAAGCATTCCGGGCGCTGGAGCAGCGCGCAGAAGCAGCAGAGGCTAACTATGCAAATGAGGCTGATGCACGCAAACAGGTGGAGCGCAATTATGCACTGCTTGAGGCGAAGCTGGCAGAGCTGGAGAGGCAGAAGCCCGTCGGCACAGTAAGCATTGCTATGGACTGGAACACTCACCGCAACATCGCGACAGTGAATATGCGACCGGACCTTGTTGTAGCGGAGATGAAAGATGGTGATGAACTCTTCACCCGCCCCGCGCCAGCTATCAATCTGGCGGAGCTGGTGCCGGACGGCTTCGTGATGGTTCCGCGCGCATTGACGGCAAAGAACGGCGCAAAGGCTGCATTATCAGGCGAGTTTAATCTGGAATATGACCTCGTATGCCACGAGTGCTTTGGCGAAGGCTGTGATGATTGCAGCGGCGAGGGTCGTTGGACTAATAGCATTCCTGTTGACTGGACAACCATCAAGGAAATTTGGGCAAAAGGGGTTGAGCACTTTCAGGCAGCACTGGAGGCGAAATGATTAGTGATGAGAGGCTAGAGGAAATAGCTTCAGGTAACACCTGGCGAGTTGGGGAACTAACAGATATGGCGCAGGAGCTACTGGCGCATCGCAAGGCGCGCGAAGGATGGCAGCTTGTGCCGGTTGAGCCGACAGAAAACATGGTGATTGCTGGATTTGAGTCCGAACCTGACGAATCTTTTAGCACCGACGAAGAATGGGAAGCATACGAAGCAATGAGCGGATGTCAGCAGGCCGCACATAGGGCAAAGCTTTGTTATGCAGCAATGCTGGCAGCCTCTCCTGAACTCACCTCAGATTGACCCCCTCCCCGCCCTGATATACTGTTTATGCAAACAGTATTAAGGCGGATATATGCGCACATTCATAAGCGGAGTCGCGTTCTATATGCTTGATGAAGGCGAGCGCCTGACCAGGGCTCAAGTCTACAGCAATCAGCACACATGCGGCTATGTCATCTGGCCGCGTGACGGGAAGTGGGACGTGCGCAAAATGGGATTGCGGGGCTGGGAGAAGATAACCGACAAGCTATTCGACACGGAAAACGAGGCTTTAGTTTTCGCATACGATAAGTATTGCGATGAAGAAGAGATTAAGAGCCGGGCATGGCGTCGGTAGCGGTATACTCAGGGAAGGAGGAAAGCTCATGTCACATAATATCGCAGCACGCAGCAAAGAAGAACGCGACCGGATGAACGTCGATTTAGCCGCGTCCGGAGTGGCTTACAAGGAGCGTATGAACAAGCCTGTTATCCCGATGGAAGTGGAGTTGCAGCAGCCGGAAGCGTTGCGCGCCTACTTTAAGGAGCGGCTAGAATTCTACAGGGAAGAGTCGAATAAA